CGGGAAAGATAGCCTGATGGAGCAAGGCTCCATCCCCTAGGTTTTCTCCCCTAGCTACAACGATAGTCGTAGCTACCGCCTGGCTGACTCTCTAGATTTCTCTAGAGACCAGACGGACCCAACCCGAGTTTGATGTCGACGACTCGGGGGCGTCCAGAACGTCGCAAGTGATCCGGTGAAGTTGGCACTTGGCTAATGCCAAACTCCACAGGACGACTTCTCTCCATAGAGGAGAGGCACTTGCGCAGGGCCGGCCAGTCATCAATCTCATTCACTGGGATTGGTGACCGTATTCGCCATCCCTTAACCATAGGGATGCCGTTCTTAACTACTACGTCTTCCATACAAGGAGGATCGAAGTAATTAAGCCGACCCAATACAGGAGACCCCTCTTCAATGACCGGGTAATGCACAAGTAGTTCGTGCATTTTACGGTCAAGAAGATCCACTGCGTCCCACAGACCAGCTCGATAGAGTTGGTTTCTGAGAGAAACAGTCGAAATGATCTCCTGTACGTTCTTCCGAGATGAGGGAATAGGACGACGGACGCGGACCAATGACACGTCCTGTCCGTCATAGTACTCCCTCCCGCAAGACTCCCGGAACTTGCCATTCCAGAAGGACTTGCGGCCGTTTACCTTGAGTCCAATGGACTCAAGTGAATGGATCACGGAACGCACATGGTCAACGGGGACGATAATATCGTCTCCGAAGACACGCACCCGACCAAGATAGGATTTGATATCCCTCTTGGTCAACGGGTGTCCTAGGTCCTGCTCAATTCCGCGGAAGATCGCCAGAAGGAAAACGGCGGCTTCCATCGGAAAACACAGGGCCGAACCCATAGACGCAAACTTAGCAAGGGATATAACATCCCCGCTAGGTAGGAGCGCCCTCTCGCTTCTGCAGGCCATGACAGCGTCATGCAAATGACGATGCCTGGACAACATTAGCGAAACGGTCTCATGAGAGACTCTATCGGAAGCTTCGCTCAGGTCGAGCGTCGCAAGTTCCCCAGTTAGGGAACCCTCTTTGGCCAAACGCTGGTTAGGCGTCTGATCATCGAGTCCGATAAAGCCATCAAGAAAGGAATCCTTGATGGCATCTTGGAACAATCCCAAAATCGCCTGCTGCGAGTATTGCATCGCAGTAGGCTCAATTGCGATTATCCGAGGAGTCTTCATCGTCTTAGGAACGGAGATGACCTTCACAGGCCTCTCCATCCCGGGTTCGAGGAAGTCTACCTTGTCCAATTCCTCCCAGTAGGAGTAATTGGGTAGAACCATTTCCACGAAAGGGAAATAGTTCTCAAGGCGCACGGTCCATTCATATTGGCGGAACTTTTGATTCCCGACAAGGGAATCGGCAGTCGCGCCGGGACCGTGTTTCGGACGAAGATCACCATCATAGACTTGTTTGTCCATGATGGAGAACAGCGAGCCGAAAAGGAGCGTCGACAGGTCGAGGAAACGATCATGTTTTCTCCTCCCGTTTAGCTCTTTGACTTCCTGCTCACACTCGAGGAACTCACGAAAAGCCGCTCTCTCTCGAGACGGCTTACAATCGATGAGAATCTTGCCAAAGATCAGAGTCAACTGTCTTATGGCTCGAATCGCATCGATACTGGGTTCATCAAGTAGGACACCAGTGCCTCGGTCGAAGATGAGACGAGAGAAACCCGACAGAAATGCCGGGAGACTCCCATGTTTCTTAAAAGAAAGAAACACGGTGTCGTCCACCTTCCCTTGCTCAAGACAGTACTCAAAGTCTTTCGCAAAGGATGGGAGGGTTATCGTTAGAAACGAGAACCCCTCTTTCTTAGACCGAACCGCGACAAGTTCCTTGTCGCGGTGGGCGCTAGTGCAACACCCACCAGCCAAATCATCGGCTAGTGTATTCCAGAGCACCATTAGGCTTTTCACGTAACCTCCTGATAGAGGAAAAACGTCCTAAGCCGATGGTTTCACTCTCTGAGCGTGATGCGGTAGGTACCTGACGAGCTTGGGTTAGCTTTCGCCACCCAAGAGCTTCGTCAGGACCGCATCGGTCGACGCACTCCACGTGCCCTTGAGGCCGTTGAAGAGCGCCTTCTGCTCCGCGACCGAGAACTGCCCTGCACTCGGGATGTCGACGACCACGTACGCAGACATGCTGCGTGGGGAAGTCGTACCCGTGATGAGGGTAGAACCGGCGTTGTCGGCGTAGTCCAGCCGAAGAGACCTGCGGATCCTGCGTCCGTACTGATGAGACGCAGAGACCTTCAGGAGACTGCCCGGGAAGACCGACAGCGGTCCAGCTTGATAGATCGACACGAAACCCTGCTGTGAAACGCGGGGCAGCGTGACGGCCGTCGAGTTGAACGCTGTGGTCGGATCCAGGGTAATCGGATCAGTGAACATCGACGTGCTCCTTTGCGTTGGTGTGCAGTGATCTACCTAGCGACTCTGGTAATACCCAAAGCCGCCACTATGGCCTGCTGCATGGTTGACAAACCATCCCAGCTGAGGCCAAACCCAAAGGGGTTCGCCTGTATCCTCTTCTTCACTGTTGTGCGAAGAGCAACAGGGGATACAGCAGGATAGGGAGGAGCAAATCGCTCCGGGTGTATTGGTACACCCTTCCTATTTCCTGCGGTATACGTGTCCGTGATGGTAGTTTTCTCCATCACGTAACCATACCGGAGAACCGTGCCGTAACTGATCAGACTCTGCAGGTTCTTAACGAACGAACCTGCATTACTGACCCAGTCAACGGCCCAGGACCATGGTGTGAGTTGCCACAACGTATTCAGGTCAGGCTCAGCTCCGAGGAGCTTTGCCATCAGCAAACGCCGATCATGCTTATCGTGGGTGTCAAACCACTTAGGCAAATGATAGGTGAATGCACCTTCGAACCAGATCTCGCGTTCGATGGTCCTTGTACGAATGGTCTCATAACATGGTTGAGTCTCAGCGACTTGCTGTGCGACTTCCCCCCATGCGGCAGTCCCGTTGGTCAATGGCCGATAGGCCAAGCCAGCAGGGCTCCACACGTTGGGAAGCACAGTTTCGCTGATACTCCTTTCCTTGGGAAAATGGAAGCTGCGTCTGACGTTTCGACCAGAGTCACGTATGAACTGGTCGACACGCTTCTCAACTTCATTAACACCTTTAACAAAGGTCTTAATGTCGCTGATAGTTGGTGAAATGCCGAAGACGACGTTGAGAAACTCACCGCCGGCTGCAGCAACCGTCTCCAAAGCTCGGAGACGGGCCTCCCAGAGATGCACCCCAGGTATTGCGGGCACATCCTGAAGGGCTTCACCAATAGCAGAAGCAGCTGCCGCAAGCTGGTTCGTTGGTGCACAGGCAGCCACAGCAGTTGCGCCTTTCGTTACCAGGTCCTGTCTTGAACTTGACAGGTCCGGGGGAAAGGCGTACTTGAGTGGCCTGGCCGGTACATACAAACCAGTAGGCTCTTGGACCGTAACGAAGCAGTTAGCAATAAGAGATCCGAGCAAGCGGCTTTTCTGCCACTCGCCCGAATTGATATTGTTAATCTGCAAGTTAGAGAACGGGAACTTTGGGTTCACGATCTCTTGCTTCAGAGTGAAAAACTCTGAGCCTAGGTCCGAGTCCTTCAGTGGTCCCTTCTTAGGAGGGGGCCACCGATTGCCATCCGATTCAGTAATCTGAATCCCACCAGTCGAAGTACTGACTGTACCTCCTTTTGCCCAGACGTATCTGGGGGGCTCGGTATAACCGACCCCGGAGATATATTCGCGACCGAAGTCGTCCTCACGCATGAAAAACGTGGGACCCTTCAACTGCCGCGATTTAGTCGTACCTCGATTGATGAACAAGGAAAACCTCCTTGGGTACAAATCATCAAATAAATGATGAAATGATTTGGCTAGTACTTTCGTACTAGGGTTGCACTGCGTGGCGTGGCCTCCTCAGGCC